GACCGAGGTGACACGTGCGCCTGACGTCTCCGGTGTTGCCGTCCCAGGTGTCAGTTGTTGCCGTGCAAGAAGCGTGAAATCATCCGACGAGACAAGTTGCGCCTTCGACTGACCACTAGGGTCGTACACAAGATTCCAGTCATCCACAACACCGGTGAACTGTCTCACCCCGTCAACGGTCAACCGGACGTCACGGCGCGGAACAATGTCTCCAAAGTACGGTGAGCCTGTGAACAACGGGTCGAAGTGCCGGTTCTCGTTATTGAGAACGACTGTCATTTCCCCTGCCGAATACCGGTCAAGGTCACGGTTCTTCCCGCGTGTTACTTGTAGGTCAATCAACGCTGACGTGATGTCCTTGAACACGGTCCCACCAAGTTCCGACGTGTCCAAGACACCCGCCGTTGGGGAGTCCAGGATGAATCCCTCCGTCGCACCAATCTCAACAACGGTTGTCATTACGCCCTCGCAAACACGGGACCGCTAGTCCGTTCGTAGGATTTGATTGCCTTGACCACGGCTTCGCCGACACGCGCCCCGTCGGTCCCCATGCCTGCGTTCACGTTGATGGTGATGTTAGAACCCAACCCCATACCAGGACGCAACGGGACAACCGCCTCGTCGAAGTTACCCTCACCAATGTTCGCGAGGATACCGCCTGGACGAGACTTGACAAGCGCACCGTCTGCCAGTTGCGGGATGTTCGAAAAGAAGTCAATGTCCTGAAGATTGCTAGTGCCACGGAAGTCGCGTCGTTCAATACCCATAGAGAACGCGGCACCGGACGCCGCCATGATGCCCTCCATCGTTCCCGTGTTCACTGCCGAAGCGAACTGTGACTGCATGTCACGAACGAACCGTGGGAGTTCCGGCATGTCCAAACGCCCTAATTCGACCTTCGCCATTGAGAAGTCAATCTCAATACCGGGCAACGAGTTCGCCTTCTCGACAAACCAATTCAACGCGCTAATCGCCTTGTTTATCCAAGCCTCGATGACCACAATCATTTCGTTGAAACCCTCAGCCCAACCGAGACGCAAACGATACACAAACATTTGGAAGTCCTCAGAGAAGTCGCCCAACGCTAGAAGCAAACGACCGAGTCCAACTTCCTTGAACATTTCCATAGCCCAAGGCAACGCAACCGATAGGACCTGGACGAACAAATCCAACGCCGGAAGAACCAAGTCAAGGATGAGCGCCTCCAGTAACGGCAGCACATAGTCCAGTAACGGCAGAAACATTTCCACAAGTTCCAACACGATGGGGATGAGTGTCTCCATCAGTTCCATCATGATGGGGAACGCAGCCTCGATGATTGGTGTGATGGCTTCGACAATGTCCATGAGGACCGGTGCCAACATCTCCAGGGCATCACCAATGAACTCCGCAAACACCTCAACCATGTCGGCGACCAAAGGACCAATGACGTCGAACAACTCAATGAGTGGCGGGAGTGCCGTGTTGATGAGAGTCATCACAACTTCGAAAATGTCACCGAAGATTGGAAGCAACGGGAACAATGACCGAATGAGTTCCGGCAACAACGCAGCGAACTCCCCCATGACCGGTTCGAGTTCCGTGAACACTTCCTCCAACAATGGACCCATGTCGTCAATGACCGGACCCATAGCGTCCAACATGTTCGCGGCAACGTCAAGAAGAATGTCACCGACGGGCAACAACGACGCCTTCATCGTTTCCATGGCGACCGCGAACTTGTTCGCAGCAGTGTCCTGTGTAATCTCCAAGGCTTCGTCGAGGACACCAACCTCGTCCATCATCAGGGCGAACAATTCCTTGTTGTCCTCCGCGCTTGCCCCCATCAGGTCGAGGACACCGGACAACGCACGAATGTTTCCAAACACGGCGGTCGTGGCTTCAATGTTGCCGTCGAACGCACCAGTTAGGGTTTCGAGTGTGGCGAACAAACCTTCTTCTTTGATTTGCTCACGCAGTCCCTCAGCGGACATCCCCATGTTGGCAAGCGCCTCATCAGCCTCAGCGGTAGGCTTCGCCAGGGTTGCCAGGATTTGACGCAACTGTGTTGCAGCGGTCGACGCGTCCGTTCCTGTTTTGGACATGCCCGCCATCGCCGCACCGACCTCGGCAAACGACACGTTCAAGTTCGAGGCGAGTGGCAGAACCGCGCCCATAGCGCCGGCGAGTTCCGCCGGTTCCAACTTACCTAGACGAACCGCCTCCGTGAGAACATCAACCGCTTTCGCGCCATCCAGTTGACTTGCACCATAAGCGTTGACGGCGGACGTGGCAAGGTCGGCGATAGTTTTCGTGTCACCCAAACCAATAGCGGCACCCTTAAGCGATGCCTCCAGGACGTTGATGGCATCCTCGCCACGCAAACCTGCGGACGTGATGAAGAACAACGCTTCGGCAGCCTCGTTCGCTGACTTGCCAAACTGCGGTCCGAGAGTCCTCGCGGCTTCTTCCAGTTCCCCAAGTTGGTCCGTGGACACACCAACAAGTCCCTCGATTTTGGCAAACGAGGTTTCAAACTCCGCAGCCATCTGTGTCGCGGCAACGCTGATGCCACCGATGGCGGCAACCGCGACCGTCGCAATCTGTCCGACAATTCCGCCGAACTTCTTCATCGACGATTCTGCGGTGTTGATTCCCTTGGGGTCGAACTTTGACGCAATAACTAACCGGATTGGTCCGCCTGCCATGATGCCCCCCTAGAGCCTGAACTTGTTGTTGTAACTTGCCATGAATGCGTTGATGATTCCCCGCGACGTTTCCCACACTGCGGGACGTATCTTCACGAATGCGTCGTAGGCGTAACGACCGGCGACACCCCTGATTGGTTTGCGTGCGTTCAATTTCTCAATGAACCGGTCGCCCTGTGTCGACACACGGTGCGTCATCTCCCTAGTCCTACCGCCACCACGAACCCGTCGAGTGTACGGGCGGGACACGGTAGCGCCTGGACGGGAACGAATACCCGCGAGTTCCGCGTAATCAAAACCGAGTCCGCGCTTGCCACCGGTCACTGTAATCATGAGAAGGTTCGTGCCGGACCTGCGAGAACGACCCGGAAGGAACTTGATGACCGGTTTGTTGATGCCACGCCACTTCGTCCGACCGCGGTGAGTCATACCGGACAACGGCGCTTCCTTTGGGACCGCAGCCTGAATCTGCGCGACATAAGGTTGTAACCCCACACGCAACCCCGCACGCAACGCCGTCACCGACTTCTTGTCAAGCGTTTTCAACTCACGCATCGCGCGAGTCAGGTCGCCTTGGTCAACACGAAAATCCACGGGGGAGACTCCAATCCTCCCCCCATTCTACCGGCGCGACTGTCCCCTGCGTGCCTTGCTCATCATGTACCGCTGGATGGTGAATAACATGCGCGGTTCCAGGTTCATGAGTTCGTTAGGTGACAAACCCGTCTCAACGGCAATCGTTGCAATGAGCCAATGGACTGAGTCATCGCCGATGCCCTTGATTATTTTGGGTCGGCAGCCGTCACCATTTCAACATCGTTCACCCATTCCTCGAACGCCTTGCCGGTCGCCTTCGTCCGGTGTTCGGTGTGCCATGCGAGGAACAACAGGTGCGTCAGTTTGACGTCCTTCTGAAGTTTCGACATTGAGATGTCGAACTTGGTTTCGAACGCGACAATGTCCGCGGCAATACCGCTAACGGTGGTTGGTTCTTCTTTGCCTATGTAGTGAATGTTAAGTGTGAAGTTCATGCCTCACACTCTACAACAAACTAGGCGGTTCCGCGGACGATTCCAGCGGTGCCTGCGAGGTTCCAGGAAACGCTGAGTGTGGCGAGGTCGCCAACGGTGGAAGCGAACGGTGTGTACTGCGACACGAGGAACACGCCAGTGTAGGACGGGTTCGTGGCAGACACGGCTTCGGAAGTTGGGCGGACAACCACGGTTGCCTGAGAACCAAGAAGCGGGAACAACGTTGCGTCGACCGCAGCGGCACCGAAGTCCTGGTGGAAGTCGAGGCTAACGGATGCGTCCTTCAGTCCACCGATGCGTGACCGGTAACCGGAACCACCGAACGCAGTGACGTCCTGTTCCTCCGAAGTGACATCCATTGTGACGGCGGCGATACTGTCAGAGAAGTCCGTGCCGTTGATTGTGATGTTGTAGTCAGTGGCGACGAAGCGTGCCATTCTTTTCTCCTTATGTTGACCTTGCCGTTACGACGAAATCCGCCGATAAGTAAGTTATGTCTCCCCCTAATGATACCGCAGAGATGTTCGTCATTGTCTCGACCGTGACATCGTAGGCGGCACCGCCGAGAGTCTTGTCTGATTCGATTGCCGCCTTGATTCCTCCGGCACCGGTCGACGCATACGCGTTCAACTTGTTCTGTGCGGAACGTTCGGCAGCGCGACCAACAAGGACAGTGACGATGAACGAGTAGGTGGTGAGTCCGCCTTGGAACGCCCCGTCGTATTCCACGGATTGCAGTTGCACGATTGCTTGTGGCGGGTTCGGATTGTCAGGGATGTCCGCTGAAGTTCGTAACCCTGAGATGGTGGCGAGGTTCGTGGCGATGCCGTCACGGATGGAAGTGATGCTCACGCCATTCTCAACTTCTTGAACGGTGCGAGAAGGTTCTGAATGTCAGGGTCGACACGTCCGACACGCATGGCACCGAGTTCGTCAAATGTAATTCCGAGGGGTGTGTCGAACCGCTTGAACATGCGTTGGGAAAGGATGATGCACGCTTGTCGCACTGCGGTCGGTGTGGTTGACCATCCGAACACACCGACGACCTGGACCGTGGCTTGGTTAGAGTTGATGTTCCGCGGGTCCCACAACGGGAAGATTTTGTTACCGACTGCGCGGATGCGTGTCGACGGGTGGTCGGTCAGTCCGCCACTGATTCCGTTCAACGGTTCCAACTGGTAGTCGCCCGCGTAGCTCCAAGTGTTATCAAACGATTCGCCGGTCGTCGAAGTTTTGAGTGTGTTCAGTTGAATAAGGTCGTCGATTTCCGTGTAGAACGATGTCGTCGGTGTGTAAATCCGTGTGGCGGTTCCAGCGTTATAGAACACTCGTTCGCACCAACCGTCAATCTCACGGGATGCCGCCTCGATGGACAGTTCGAGAAGTGTGTCGTCGACGTCGTCCGTGATGCGGAATGCCGCCTTGACATCGTTGAGTGTTGCATAACCGTTAGTGATTGCCATGTGTGAAGCCTCCGAGTCTATTCTACCGGTGGCAGAGTCTAGGCGTCCCAACTATTGAGACGTCGACGACCGAGGTCCCAACCGCCTGGACCGTAATCCTCACGGGCAACCTTGTCGTGGTAATAGTCCTGATTCCTAATGAAGGTCTCCGCGTTCAACTGTTTCAACCGATTGTCCGAGTTGATGGTCGACGAGTTATCGTGACCGATGGGGACCGACAACTTCCTGATGGGGACACCGAAGTGTTTCGCACGGCGTTCTGCATCACGGTCCTCGAAATATGCCGGCGTTAGGGCTTCGTCGAACAAACCGACACGGCTGAGAGCCTCGTCACCGACCGAAAACACTTGCCAGAAGGGAAAGTCCCCTGACAGTACTATCTCGTCTCTGCTGGCGTCACAGAGCCTCTCAAGGGCACCCCTACCAAACCAGGCGTCGTTCGACGCGAACAACTACTTGTGATGGTGCGGAAACAACTTGAACCCTAAGTTCCACGACGCAGCCACCCCAAGGTTCGA